GATAGGATGACCAATATTCCAATTCTGGAGATCATCGAAGTTACATTGCGACGGATTCGAAGCCAAACGCGGATTATTGGCCATGTGGATGTTATCCACCATGCCACGCAGCAGCGACGTGAGCGTATCCTGCTGCGGAATCGCGATATCCGGGTAGCTAGTGCCGAGAACGGTAAAAGCGCGCGGATCATGGCAGATCACATCAAACGGAGACTCGCTTTCGCGGTAATGATCCAGCAATTCATAGGAAGTACCGCCCAAATACACGCAATATAGCTGGTCGAAGCCGACATCTTCCAGATCAAGTCGGACATATGCCTCGGTAAGCAGGAATCGATGGGATAATAGGTCGCCACGGCTTGATTCTTCGTGCTTCTGGTATCCACGACGAGCGCGAGTGACACCTTCCACCTCCGTTTGCTCGGGATCGTGGTCGTCTAGCTCCATCCAGTCGTCGTATTCCAGCCCCATTTCGAGCGCTTCAGCCACCGTGACGCTGCGACGATGCCCATGAACCCGCGCATCGGCGCATGAACGTGCATTGCGGGAGACGAAGAACTCGCCATAAGGCACCGCCTGCATGCGAATCCGCCCATTAGTGCGGCTCCGCTCCACCTCCACGTCGTATAGCTCTATCTCTTCTTCCGGAGGCGGTGCCGACGGAACTCCACCCGGCGGGGGCGCAACCGGAGCAGCGGTCGGTGGCGCAGTACCGGAGGCGGCGGGGGCCGCACCTACCGGCATAGGCGGCATCCCACCGGGTGGAGGCGCAACTGGTGCCGCCACCGGAGGCGGCGTCGTGTTACTAGTAGCAAGATCGACTTTCTCGATGCTCAGCACCTCGACGCTGGGCATATCTTGCAGTATCTCTACTTCATCCAGCGTCAAGCCGGTCATCTTAATGTAATCGGGCGGCGGGTTAGCATCCCAGTACGTCTTCACCGGACCAATTCGATGCTTAAAGCTCTCATCCGTAGCATCGTACAGCACTCTGTAGCCGTCGTTCGCCCAGAACAACTGGTGTACATACGCTTCTTGCTGCTCAACCACCCCAGCTATCTGAATATTAGACGGGACATACTTCACAATCCGGCGGCGATTACCGCACAAGACCCGCAGCACAGAGGGCCGCACATTCCGGATCGCATCGCGCACCGCAGTGGAAACAACTTTGGAGCGGCCTTCCTCAACCGGGATGTCCACTTCCCCGTTGAAATACCGATCTCCCTTCTCAAAATCATCTGAAAACTCGCTATCGATAAAATCGACAGCCGCTTCCACGTCCTCCACGATCATCGGGAGGAAGTCTTCTAACTCATACGGCTTCTTAACTTCGGCCATTACCTGCTCAGCGTCTTAGTAACCCCACGCTTCGGTTTCAGCTTGTTGTCGTTCTCCATCGCGTACGACAAAAGCTTCCGATGCGGATACTCTCCGCTTTCCCCTTTGGAGAACATCGGTTTCGCTTTGGGATGATCGCGTGGAAATTCGTGCCGCGTGCGGCTTGTGATCGGCATGGAAACACCGCCCTCCTAATGCATCAGGTTGGTGTCTGGGTCGTTGCCCAACTAGTTGTATGCCAGTATTGTGACACATACAATATCTAGATCGCCGCGTCAATACTTATTTTTCATGCGACCGCTTTGTATTTGTAGCCCAGTGGTTTATTCCAAGCTACATCTCTACCAGCCCCGTTCATAATGGAAGCGTCCTCCGCGAGCGTCATGCAGAAAGCATCCGCCAAGTTAGGGCTGGAAATGCCGCGCGCTTTCATATCTCGCTTGCTTTCCACATCAGCCTTACCACTGCTATGATCCTTGAACGCAGGCTCGCTGCACTCCTCCACAAACCGCTCTATCAACGTGTCGTCTATGGCGCTACTGATCCAGCAGTCTTTCGTCTCAAACCAACAGCGCGCCTCCCACCACAACTCCGCTCTCATCCGCACAAACCGATCCTTCATGCTAGCCATCTCGGCAACGTTGATCGCAGTCACAGGCAAGTCCATCTCAGAGAGCCGGTCAGCAACGCCAGCGCCGATTCCGATCACATCAACAAAGATGCTCGCTGGCCGCGCGCTGGGGGCCAAGTCGTCCCACAGCTTCTTCACTTTGCCGACGACGGTCATTATGTTCTCGTCGTTCCACTCATACAGCGCTGTAACGCCGCGACCGCAACGCTCACAAAATCCGGTTGGGTCACCGCCTCGACCGGGATCGACACCCCACACTTTGATCTCTCGCCCGGTGGGATGGATATCCCGAAGCACCGCCTCCTCTACCCAAGCGCGCGGTATGACGCTATCCGCGTTGCCGATTGGGAACTCGCCCAGCACTCGGACCTTGTACTGCTGGGAATCTCGTCCGTAGGTGGTGGCGATCTGCTGCGGGAAGCTCGGGTCAACCCTAGTAGAGTCGAAGCTGGTAACTTTATGCGTCTTCCACATCTTCTTCAATTTAGTCTGCGTCTTGTAGAACAATCCAGTCACTCGCGTGGGATTGCTAATGAGAACCGCGATAGAGCCAGTCGTTGACAGCGTACCTTGCCCCGCTTCGTAGACAGTTTCATGCACACCGGAAGCTTCGTCTACCAGCAGCAGCACATGCTTCGCGTGGATTCCTTGGAGCGCTTCCGGCGTCTCTTTCCTAGCCGTTCTGAAGCTTATGAAGTTGTTTGCGCTGTCTGGTTTTCTGGTAACACGCTCAGATGTGATATCCAACTGGTCCCTGAGCCAAGCAGGAAGGCGACCTGCCCACTTTCTGACTTCAGGGATGATTCCGTCCTGCAACTGGTTAAAACTGGGGGACGTAACAATGACTTTAACGTCATCTCGAAAGAGTACAAAGTGCAGTGCAAGCCAGCTAACGAGCGCAGTCTTCCCAACTCCCACTGCTGACCTAATAGACTCCTTTGTCTCTCCATCGTCTAGCTCTCCAAGTACACTTCGCTGCCAGTCCTCGATCCCCTTCTCTACTCTGATCCATCCCTGCTTCACCTCATCCCCGGTGCCGACTTGGTACTCGACACCGCCTTCCTCGTACACATCCTTAACTCCCAGCACCTCTTCCACAAAGAACGTGCGATCGAACATAGCGCGCTCGATGATGGAACGGGCGGCTAATCGTTCCGGCGCACTGAGTAAGCTTAGATCCATCGTGCTACTCCGTAGCTAGATCAAGGTCGGCATCTTCGTCTACATAAAATTCTGTAGCCAGATCAATCTTACTCAACATCTTGGCGAACTCAACAAGCAAATCTTTAGCGTCCAGTCTGAACGCCTCATGCTTAAACATCTTACCGTGCGTGGTCGGTATGCCATCTGCGCGGTAATTACGAAAAGCGTTCTTAACTAGGTACTCCATTCTACTCGCTGTATTGTTATCAAAGATCTGGCGTTTGTACAGCATCTTATAAGTATGCGGTTCTTTCCGCAGCCGATCCACAGTCGATTGCATCGTAATCCCTGCTTTGATGGCTACCGGCTGGTCAGCCGCATTTCGCAACTCAACAATATAGAAAGTATGCCGCATCATTGTGGTGGTCCTCTTGCTACTGGTAACTCGACGATTTTCTTTGATTTTACAAAATTTTTTTATTTCTGTCAAGTACAATATTTAGTGGGGGCGGGTCGGTTTCTAGCTGTGTAAAGCTCTGTCGCTGTGGGGGTTAATATTAATAGCGCCCGCGACGGTGGTCGCTGGGGCTGGGGGCCTTCGCGCTTCGCGCGTGCGCGCACGCCATGCGCACTGCGCATGCGTGACGACTGACGATTGCTGTCAATCGTCAGTCGTCTTAACATAATGCGGATTATGCGCGGCGGATGCGCCAGCCCCAAGCAGGGCAGGATCGTCTACACTCTGAGGTTGAGTGATGCCTCGCATCACACGCCAAGCGTGTGCATGGTCCGAGGGACATGGGACAAAGCGGGAACGCCATGCGCCTAGTGCATAGCTCGGAGCCTGATTATCACAGTTTATTGCAACTTTGTTTCAATCGTTCACGAAAGCGGACGGCGGGAGATTGCTGTCAACCCCACGCGGCGGGCCGGATCGCCGCACAGCGCGTGGGAGGCCACCTACAGCCCCGCTGGCATCGGCGGCTACCCAACCACCTAGAAACCGCCAGAGGCCGCTAGAACGCCAGCGCATGGAGTGTGCGACCCCAGCGAGAGGTGCCCCGAGGATGCCCCGCCGCGGCCCTGTGATCGGGGCAGGACGGCAGCGGCGGGTTTCGCCGGGCCGCGACCACCGGGCCGCAGACCGCGGCTGTACGGGGCTTGTGGCGCGTCTCCGAGGATACCGCCAAGCCGGCTCGATTGACCAACCAACCCCGTGACGCGCTCCGGGGTTCCAAGCGTGCAGCGAGGAACCCCCGGAACGGGGTGCGCGAATCGCGGCAAGCGCGAGGTGCGCATCCGCGCGCGAAGGCTTCGCCTTGCGCGCGATACGCGCCCGCGAGGCAATCGGGATTGTTTGTGTAAACTTTTCCGCTAACCATCTGAAAAAACAGACTAAAATGATGCAAACAATCCCAACATAGCCGGATGCATATTGCTGTAACACTTTGATATTGCTGCACAATATCCTCAAAGAGACTGCAAATAATCCCGCCACCGGCTCTGAAACTTGCAATAAACTATTTGATTACAGCAACATAGGTATCTGCAAACAATCTTGTAACATTTCGTGATCGGAAAAGGCTTATATATCTGCAAATCCCTGTTGCTACTGGTAGCGAGAGGGCGCATATAGGCGGTGCGGCCCGGTTGGGTTCGCGCGGCGGGCTCCATATCCCGCGAAGTGCATCCCACGCGGTGAAAGCCCGAACCTCGCTCTTACCTTAGGCGCGCACCTCATTTGCGCGGTTGAGACGTCTAAAGCAGTGCATGCCTCAAATCGCGCGCGTCTCTAGGGCGTTATGGTCGCGGATTGCGAGGAAGCCAAGGCGTAAAGCGTCTCTAAAGGTTGTTGGGCAGAATTCCCTGTCTCAACCTAGGCCGGTTGTTAACCGGATGGTGGAACGGAAGAAATCCCGATCTGGCGTGATAGAGCGCTTGCGGGTTATTAGTCTCTCTCCGAATAATGGTTTGTTTTATTCTAAACACTGCCTCCACTTCATTGTGGGGGCGGTGTTTAGCGTTGAATAAACCCCAGCAACCGGAGAGACTGAAATGACTGTTAAAATTGATGTGCAGTTCACGCGCTACGCTTCCAAAGCTGGCCGCGAATTCACGGTCGTGAACGGATTTGTCTGGCGCGGCAATGAGTGCCGCTATCTAGACTTGGGAACGTGCCGCGATGGCGATAACGCTTACAACTTCGCATCGGATGCGCGCGTGACGCTTTCCAATATCGTGGAAGCGCTTAGCTTGTTCGGCGATACTATCTCATTCGCCGATGGCGTGCCGCTTGACGACATCTTGCACGTTCCTGAAATGACGTGGATTGCTGATGCGATCTACGAGAAGCGCAAAACCAAAGCGTGAATAGCTGCTTAATACCGCCGCGGTTGCGGCGGTATTTTGGAACTATTCTAGTCCCAACCAACCAAACACCGGAGAGACTGAAAATGGCTACCATTGCACACGTTGAAATCACCGACACTTTCGGCGGCGACGCTAATTATTCTTGGGTGGAACGCGCTACGTTCCATTGTGAGGATGACGTTTCCGACCTAGCTGTCATGCGCCGCGCCAAAGCGGCTATCGGCTGGTCTGGTCTTCGCGGCCGCACTAGCAACTTTGGTGACGGATTTGAGTTTCGCCCGTACGGAATGTGCGCGGTAATGTTCGTCACTTTCGAATACTGAATAGCTGCTTAATATCGCCCTCTCTTTTGAGGGCGGTATTTTGGAACTATTCTACCAACCTCAACCAACCAAACCGGAGAGACTGAAATGGAAATCATCACCAACAACGTGCCGCGCTTTATTCTGTACGGCTATGAACTGACCGCTAAGGAAGCGGCGGCATTCTCTCACTATTCCGCCGATGAACTGTCAAAGCATTCGTTCTTCCGCTATCGCGGGGAAGTGTATGCATTGATTGATTTCATGCGCACTGGCAACGGGCTTGACGCATTCGCGGAATGGCACGGTTACCACAGCGAAACTTACTTTAGCGGTATCGTGGTTCGCTACGTTGACGATAGCTGTGAACAAGTAATCGTTGGCCGCTACTATGCTTGAATAGCTGCTTAATACCGCCCCCGGTAGGGGCGGTATTTTGGAACTATTCTAGTCCCACAACCACGCAACCGGAGAGACTAAATGCGACAGATTGGCAAAGATACCGCGCACGCACTCGCAATGCGCGGCACTATGAAGGCAAAGAATACCGAAGTCCGCGATGGCGCAGTGTTCTTGCATGGCCACAAAATCATATGGTTTGACGAGAACGGCGCGCTTTGGATTAACCTGCGCGGGTGGAACACTTCCACTACGCGCTCGCGCATCAATGATGTACTGCGCTGCCTAGGGTATAACGCTCGGGTGTCACAGCGTAACTACTCGCTTGTGGTTATGCTGTACGGCGAAATAGACCACAAATACGACAGCAACGACGACATCCTGATTGGATAGCTTTGTTCCATCCTGCTACGCGATAGCAGGATGGCGCTGAACTATTCTACCAACCAACCAAACCGGAGAGACTGAAACTATGGCACGACATAACAACTACGCTGTAATCGGCGATTTTGGCGGTTTGTTTCAAACCGAATTGCAAGTATGCGCCGACTATTGCGACGCTGTAGAGTGGATACATAGCTACATACAGCGCGGCGATTGGGGCGGATACGCTAGCCTATCAGTAGTGAATGCCGAAACCGACAAAGTACTGTTTACCGCGGATGCGGATGAATACTGAATAGCTGCTTAATACCGCCCCCGCGTGGGCGGTATTTTGGAACTATTCCTAACCAACCAACCAAACCGGAGAGACTGAAATGCAAAGAGTGAATGAATGCATCGCGCAACTGCGCGAAATGACTTCTTGGAATTCGTTTGCTGCCTCGCTTGTTGCACAGTATGACAGCAAAGGCTCGCTGTCGGTTGCACAAGTGGAAGCGGCAGAACGTATGTTCGCCAAGATGACGGCGAACGCTGCCAACAAGTCTGCGGCGAAAGCGGTAGACTTGTCGAATGTTCACAAGATGTTTGACGCTGCCCTAGCGCATGGTCTAAAGCGGCCTAGGTTTGCTTTCGGCGACTTGCGCTTGTCGCTCGCCTCCGAAACAAGCCGCAACGCTGGCGCGGTATACGTCAAGCTCGGCGGCGAGTATGCCGGCAAAGTACAGGGCGGCGTCTACCATCCCGTAGGGGCCGGCAGCGTTGCCACTGCGCAAGCGATTGCAACGATAGCTGCGGACCCGCTCGCCGCCGCAGTGCAGCATGGTCGCGACACTGGCCAGTGCGCTTGCTGTGGTCGGACTCTGACCGATCCTGAGAGTGTCGCGCGCGGTATCGGCCCGATATGCGCCGCGCACTGGGGCATTGGATAATTGCTTAATACCGCCGCTTAGTGCGGCGGTATTTTGGAGTAATCCACCACAACCAACCAACTATGGAGAGACTGAATGGACGCTGCTATTGCCGTAGGCTCGTATCTCGCCGCTTGCGGATTGCTGTTTATCATACTGTACGTTTCTGGACGGTATGATTTCGATTTAGATGAGCGAAGCGAATAGGGGCGGTATCTAGGTATCGCCCACATCCCGCCGCGCTGGCGAATTTCCGCCGCGTTAACTCTACCGGCATTTTGCCTTATTGACAGACGTGCATACCGCGCGTAATGGAGAGGCGCCAACCCGATCTTGCTACGCCGTAGCAGGACAACCAAAGTAGGAGAGACTAAAATGCCCCGTCGTAAGAGTGCTACCGTTGCGGATGTTACTGAGACGAACGCAACGGACGAGACGTATGAGGCTGGTGTAGACTTCGATGCGGATAGCACCGAAGCCGATATCGGCGAAGACGAGATGGTTTCCGGCGATCAGTCGGACCCGTTTTTCGCTACCTTCAAGGTAGCTGCCAAGCTTGTTGAGAACGCAACGGAAGCGGAAGCTTTCCACGGTTCCGACAACGTGATTTTCCATATCACGCGGCACAAGGCACGGTCATACACTGGCCGGGCTTACGTCGGCACTGGCGACGACGCCAAGGTCTACAAAGGTCTTGATGCGCGCAATCCTTCCAAGGCTGTGCGCAACGTTATCGATGCTTTTACGGGCCGGAAGCATAAGGAGTACACTTTCAACGCGGAAGACGCGGAGAAGGAGCAAGCTCCGATCAGCAAGGACGCTGGCAGCAACAAGCCGCCCGTGTTCATCTGGCAGGACACTACCTCTGAGGAAGGCCAGAAGCTCGCCGCACTTGGCCAGCGTATGGTCGAGGCGGAGGAGCTTTACAAGGTGGCTGGCGCAAACGAGCGCGCTGGTGAGCTTGCAGTGGGCCGCATCTACAACGATGCGCGCGCGCTGTACCTGTCGCTCGGCGTGAACCCGACCGACAAGTCGGACAAGTCCGAGACTGCCGCGAAGTCGAATGCGGAGTGGGGCGGGTTTGTGAAGCGCTACGCTTCACATCTCCCGCACGTTCGCGAAGTGCTGGCCGATCCCGGTCTGCGCTCGCGCTATGGTCGCTACGCTGATGCTCCCGCCTATGTGGTGGAGGCGATGCCTACGGTCAACAAAGCGACGACTTTCGAGCGCAAGGTCAACGAAGCGGTTTCCGGCTCGCCGAAGACCGAAGGCTTTGCCTCTGATGCGATCCGCACGCTGTTTGCTGACAAGCAGACTGCCGCGGAGGAGGGCACTGCCCCAGTCGCAACCACGCGTGAACTGTGGGACGCTGCGATCATCCAGCATGATAGCAACCTCGATAAGGTTGCACAGGCTCGCACCAAGTGGGAAGCCGACGTAAAGAAGGCGACCACCGAAGGCAACAGCACGCCCGCGTTTGGCGAGCAGCAAGCCGATATCAACAACAAGATCATCGGTTGGTTGCTCGGCGACGACACCAAGCCGACGACTGAGGAGGGCCGCGTACAGCGGGCCGAGGCTTTCGCCGGAACCAAGCTGCACAACGGCTTGCTTGGTGCTTGGGAGAAGATGGTCAAGGCGTCACAGCCGAAGACCGCCGAGGAGCAGGAAGCCGCTAACGAGGCGACCAAGACCAAGACCAAGGAAGCGAGCGAAGCTCAGGGTAAGGGCATCGCGTTGATGACCGTTACCGAAGCTGCGGAAGTGGTCGCCAACACGATCATGGCGCACTCTGATCCGCAGGAAATCGCTAACCTGCTGGTCGAGGTGATCAGTGGTCGGATCGAGGCGAACGCGAAAGCTGCCGCCGAGAAGAAGGAGAAGGCGAACGCCTCCGACACTGCCGCTTAATACCGCCCACCCGACTTGAGAGAGAGACCCGTCGCGCGCAAGCGCGGCGGGTTTTCTTTACGGCATTCTCCACCTGTTGCTACGAGTAGCAATAGCTGCGGACTGCCACTTGCCCAACCATGTTGTGTTGTTGCTTGGTAATGTACTGTAAACTGTGCTTGTTGTGGCAGTCCGACCTACGCTGCGCTGCAACGTAAAACAAACGTTTGATTGACTCACCTATCGGGAGGCGGGTAGCTGCACCTAGCACCTACCACTGCCCCCTAAGATGGCCCTGCGGCTCGCTGTGCTGGCCGGCTAGGTGGCATCTCGCCTTGGCGGGTAGTCGGGTAGCCAAAATCGCACCTGCCGTCTAGCGTGCCTTACAGCGCGTCTCTGCGGTCATCATACCACTGTACCACCTGTCATGTCAAGCGGCATGACTCACCCTCGCGCGCTCATGCGCGAAGGTTTGCAGCGGCTTGACTGGGGTAAACGACTGAAAAATAGTGCTTTACTTACTGCAAACCCTGTGCTAGTCTAGTTACTGATAGCACGACCACCGAAAGGACCACCAGAATGCTGACCACTGAACAGCGCGCGGCCAAGCTTGAGAGCGCTCGCGCGCTCCGACGCAAGGCCGCGTCAACTACCAGCGAAGCGGAGGCGATGAACTGTATCGCCCTGATGCGCAAGCTTCAGAAGTCCTGCGGGCTTACGCTTGACGAAATCGAAGCGGACGGGGCGGCGGTATCGTCCGAACACTTCACCAAGGCGACCATGCAGTCCGGTTCCGGCCACTGGAACCACGTTGACATGAACATGGCATTCGATATCGCCGAGTTCTGCCATGTCAAAGTCGGAACCATCTACCCGATCGTCAACAACGTGAAAGAATACCACTTGGCATTCTTCGGTTACGAAGCCGATGTGGACAACGCTACTTGGCTGCGTGAGACGATCAAGGCGGCGATGCTTTGGGAGTGGGAGGTATATCGGGATTTCTCGATGCCGCCCGGCACCTACCAGAGTACCGCCCGCCGCGTCTTTTCTCGCAACATGGCAGCACGCTTGCGTGAGCGAATGCAGCGAGAGAAGGACGCCGACGACGCCGCCACTACCGCGCTGACACTGCGCGTCAACTCGCTTGTCGCACAGCGTGCCAAGGAAGTTGGCTTCGTAGAGGCGAAGGCTAGCTACCGTACCACCACCGACCGCAACGACCACGCCGCTATGGCTGGCCGGATGGCCGGGGACCGGGTTGACATGGGTCGCGGCGTGACGCACCGCGGTGCCGGTAGCGCCACTGCGGTGCCGAGGATCGGCAAATGATCGTGATCGGCGGCGCGGCAACTGGCGTGTTCTGCCTCTTCGTCATGCTAATAATAGCATGTGGACAAGAGAGCGCCCAGCGCGACATTGAGCGGCACAACCGCGCGCGCTGGGATGCTGACAAGCGCACACCTGAGCAGCAACTAGCGGACCACAAGGCGTGGAAGCACACCAAGCATATGATGAAGCGATGAGCGAACCGAAGCACCGCCCCTGCGGGGGCGATGTTTCCATGCGTTCACCGAGCGCAACGTGACTACAGCATGTAGCACGGTTTTACTAAGTACGGAGTGTACCAACCAATGAAGACGCTTATTCTCGCTGCCACCCTCGCCATCCTCGGACTTGGCGCGGTCACTGCCAACGCTGGGCAGACCACCTGCCGTTGGTTCGGTGACAACTGGGTTTGCACCACCTACTGAGCGCTAAACTGGGCGGGACGCGCTATGGCGCGTCCCGTCTCACCGACGCATCGCGCTACGCAGTAGCACGATCCACAACCGAAGGAGACTTGAATGCGAATTCCGATCACCATCATCATCGGCTACGGAGTCTACCACCTCTACCAAGTGGTCGATGCCGCGGTCGCCTACTTAATCTAGGGAGAGACTAGAATGATCGGGCAGACTATAGAGATAGTGCTGCTGTTTGGCATATTCGTAATGCTGGGGCTCATAGAAGCGCGCATCGTGCAATTGCGCCGCAGTGTGGAGAGCGGCCAATGATCGGCTGGGTTAACTTCACTGCCCAGAAGGACTGGGAGGTACTAGGGTACATTCCCAGCTTCATTGACGAGGCGGACCCTCGCCCTGCTAAGGAGCAGATCAACGAACACTACAGCCACGGTGGTGGCTGGCGTAAGTTCCCCGGCTTCACGCTGGACATGGGGCGGATGCAACTGCTCTATCCCGGCGATCCGCCGACGAACGTGCGAGCGATGGCAATACTCCGCGAGGAGGTGCTAGTGCTATTCGAACACGACTGGTTCGTCATCATCCAACCGGATGGAACATGGGAGGCTGCACGCCTTGACTGACGTTGAACACAAACTGCAACTGCTCAAGAGAATGCAGCACGATGCTGTAGTGGTAGAATTGCGTGCGCTGCAAAACTTGCGTTCGGCAAAATCTCGGCAGGAACACATCATACAGCATCATGTTTCACGGCTTGTTGACCTACTGCTAGACATGGAGGTACTGAACGACGAAGACGCGGAGCGGTTGCAATGACTAGCTGGCTGGGGCGGCTGCTCGACTGGATAGCCGGCTGGCTAGAATGGCTGGTCGGCGACGAGGAGGACGACGGAAGCGGACAAGAATGAACCGTTGGCGAGTTAATGCCGCCCCTGTGGGGGCGGTATTTCCGCGGCAACGCGCGCGGTGCATGTGCATCGTGTTACTGAGTAACCAGAGAACCAACCAATGATGAAGTTTGTACTAGCTCTGTTGCTGGTCGGCTGCACGCATGAAGAATCACCGTTTCCGCCGCCAGCGTCTGCTGCGCCGGATGCCAACGTGCAGGCTATGATCGATTACCTCGCCGACGACTTGGCGTACTATCGATGAAGAACAGCACGGCGCAGTGTAAATAACTGCGCCGTGTTACCTAGAAAATAATGCTTGACAATAGCAGCAAACTCGAAGTATACTTGCCCGTTACTGGAGGACCACCACATGAAAGACTACGAATTCCTAGGCTGGCTGTACGACCGCCTCGCTATCAAGCATGGCGAGGACCGCAAGCTCGGCCATATGCAGCGACTGCAAGAGATCATCGCCAAGTCGCAGACGACGCTGCACCCACTGGTGACGCCAGAAGAGGTGATGGAGCGCTATGGCATCAAAGCCACCACGCTGCGGCACTGGCGCGAGAATAGGTCCGGCGGGCCGTCGTTCTTGAAGCTGGGCCAAGGTCTTGTGAGATACCGCCAAGAAGATTTGGCGACGTGGGAACTGACGCGACTGCGCCGCCAAGCGGAGAAAGCCGATGACGATGGAACAGACTAACTGGATCATCTGGTCAGTGTGTGGCTGTGTCTGGATATGGAACGGCTGGCATTGGCACCAACACCAGAAGGTCATTCGCCAGCTACAGCTAGATAACGAGGAGCGTAAGCTAGATCTAGACAGGATCATGCGCGATCTCATTGCCCAAAATCGCGTCGCTGACGAAGTTATCAACCACCACAGCAAGAGGCCGCAATGAATAACGTCGTCAAGTTACCGCGTAGCAAGACACCCGGCAATCTGGAAGATATCGATGCCGACTACAGCAAGCTGGTGCGCGCGTTCATCAACCGACTAGTGCGCGAGTATGTGCGCGACGGCGGCAAGATCAAGACGCTGGCGCTTAAGTCTGGCGTGGGCGCGCAGACCATCAGCCGGCTCGCCTACTACGAGACGACGCGGCCAACGTGGCATACAGTGATGGCGGTGCTTAAGGCGATGGAAGCTATGAAGGAATTCGCCGATCTGACCACACGCTATGCTAAGAGAAACACCAAGTAGAGAGGACCACCACTATGACTATGCTAGAAGCCGACGAACTGAGGATCTGCTTTGACTGCGAATGCGGCGAAGTAACTTATGGCAGCGTACTTGACTTGTCTTGTAAGCTGACAGGCAGCGAAGTAGCTTGGGAAGGCATTACTTGCGAAAGATGCGACAAAGTGCAGAGAGTGTGGCCTATAGAGACGCACGAAACTGACGTAGCGTTTGAAGTGCTGTACAGCAAATTAGCTAACACTGTTGACGCACTACTGAAAGAGCAGCGTTTGCTACTCGGTAGCATGATCGATATCCCGTGGAAGAAAACCCACGCAGATGAGATCGAGCATCTGGAAAAGATATACTGGCTGCACGATACCGCAGACGGTATGCGGCTGGAGTTCTGGCCGGCGATGGATCAATTCCGTTACAATCCAGTAGATAAGTGGAAGACTGGTCTGGAGCGGCGAGATGGCGGTATTCGATTTATTAAGGCGCTAAAACTGCTGGAAGCTAAATGACTAGACTGACTGATTATAGCAAAGTGCTGGGGAGAGCCAACCCCAGCACGCTAACACGGCATCAGCGCGAAGTGAATGAGCGAACGCCGCCGTCGCAAGAACAGTTAGTCGCTATGTTTGGCTACGACAGTAACGTGCATCGTCTTTTCTACATGGAGGGCGGTGCCGCACGCTATGTGCCAAACTCCGACTTCTCGTTACTGATTAACGGACGAGCTTACGCAATATGGCGCGTCAAATCCATGTTGCTACTGGGTAACCCGGACTGTGTACCGCCGAACTATGCTAAGTTGAAGGAGTTCCAGCCACCGAATAAGCCAATGGCCCCAATACCACCGGAGAAACTGAAGTGAAAGAAAGTATGATCAATTTCCGCAAAGCGCGGGACACTATGGGTTTTCGGCATACCAGTGCGTATGTGCCGAACGCCCAGCTAGCGAACTTTTCCATCTACGTCGAGCGGCTTAAAGCCGAACGGATGATGGAGTTAATCAAGGAGCCAATCACCAGCGAGGCGCGCATCGCTCTCTCT